TGCTGAAATTTGCGGAGTAATTACCAGTGTCAAACTTGATAGCGGCACTGTTATAGCTTATTCATTATGAGTCTTGCAAAAGCATTAAAAAAGGCTGCCAGTGCTTCATTGAAAAAGCTTGGTGGTGATGTAACTATCAGACAAGTGACAGCAGGGGCATATAACACCACTACTGGAGCTATCACAGAATCTACATCTGACACAACCATCAAAGGTGCTTTGAGTAATATTTCAAGAAATCAAGTGAATGATTTGATAGAGTCACAGGATAAATTACTAACGATTTCTGCTGGTGATCTTACATTTGTCCCTACAACAAAAGACAGAGTAGTTATAAGCGGTGTTGAATTTAAAATTATTCAAGTAATTACAAATGAACAAAATAATACACCTGTAAGTTTTGACCTTATTTTGAGGTAGTCATGGCCAGACAGATCAAAGTTTCAGAGATTGATGATTTTTTTGAAGAACTCGTTGTTGATCTTGTTAAAGCAACAACTCTTGAATGGACAAGAAGAGTGAAAAAAGCAACTCCAGTGAGGATTGTATATCAAGGAGAACCTGTAGGCGGTGGTCAGTTGAGAAATGCATGGCAAACAAAAATAGAAAAATTTAAAGGAGAAGTTACTAACAATCTTGTATATGCAGAACCTGTTTGCTTTGGTGTAAACTTACCACCATCATGGGGTGGTCAATATAGAACACGACAAGGAACTGTTGCAGGGTTTCCAGAACTAATTGGTAAGGAACTTGAGGAATATGTCATGCAACAACTTAGGAGGGGCATTTGATGGCAGCAATAGATTTAAACACAGTTAGATCAACAATAGAGTCTAGGTTAGCTACAGAGCTTGCTTCAAGCCCAGCAATTCCTGTTGTTTTTAATAATATGGCGTTTGACTCTATAACAGAGGATACGTTTGTTCAATGTCAATTTAGCTTCGGTTCTGGCAGTTATCTGACTATGGGAGGCTCTGGTAATTCTACAAACAGTGTTGTTGGTTTATTACTTTTAAATATTTTTACAGAGGAAGGTATTGGGTCGGGGGCAAACTATGTAATTGGCAAAAGGTTGCGTGACCTTTACAATAATATTACAGTTTCTAATGTTATTTTTGATTCACCTGTTGGGCCAGAGGTATTAGCTTCAAGTCCACAGGGTAAATTTCAAACACAAATCAGAATAACATTTGAAATATATGAGGAACTTTAATTATGGCAAAACTTGAGATTACAGAAGAAATGCTTGACGCTATTGAAGCTGTTAAAGGTAGAAGAGAGGCTAATTATTGGGATCCTGAGTGTAGGAAATACTATGAAGCTCAACAAAATTCAAAAAAAGGTGTGAAAAAGCCAGAAAAAGGTTAATATATTTATAAATCTTTCTTTTTTTTGTCATGGCTACTAAAGGTGATGTGGGCAAACTTATGTTTCACAATGCTGGTGGAACTGAAGCTGATGTAAGCGATTTAAGAGCTTGGAACTTATCTATAACAAAAGACACTCAAGAAACCACAAAAATGGGTGATACTTTTAAAAGTTTTGTTGGTGGATTAATTTCAGCAGAAGGTGGTGCAACATTACTTTATAATTCATCTGGCAACTCAGATTATCAGTCATTTATTGATGATGTTTTGACGACTGGTGATGCTGGTGACGCTTTGATTGAACTTTTCCCTGACTCTGCTCAGTCAGCAAAAAAAATAAGTGGTTCTTGTATTATTACAAATGCAGATCATTCAGCTACTCTTGGTGAGATCGAAGAGATTGCCATTACATTCACAATGACAGGCACTATTACTTCGGCTGTATAATAATTTTAAATACTTCGCACTAAATTATGGCATCTAAAAGAAATGTTGACCTTATCACTGAAGCTTTCAGTGATGTAATGACAGCCAGAAGAAAATATGAACTAAAAAAACCTGATGGCTCACCTTTGAAAGATTTATATTTTCCACCATTAACAAGACATGACAGAATACAGGCACAAGCCGCAACAGGTTCTGATGATGCTTTAGCAGTTTCTACCAGATTACTTTGTCAAATTGCACAAAATGAAGATGGCTCAAAAGCTTTTGCATCTGCTGATGCAGAAAATTTAAAAAGATTTTTGCCAGAAAATATTTTAAATGAATTAGAGTTATTCATGATGGATATTAAACTTGATCTGGGACAAGCAAAAAAAGAATAAAGAGAGATAGCTGGTTAAATTTTGAGTTATTTCTCAGCACACAATTAGGAAAAACTTTACAGGAATTAAGAAAATTAATTACCGAAGAGGAGTTGATTTTTTGGGCTGCATATTATGAGGTTAAGAATGAAAGAGAAAAAAGAGAATTAAATCGCCAAAGAGCAAATAAAAGGTAATATAGAGAAAAGGTTTTTTATTTGTGGCAGAAGCAGTTGTTAGATTAAGAGTTGATGCCAGCGGTGCGACTAGGGCTTTAAATGGTGTTCAGAATCGCACCAATCAATTACAAAACTCATTTAATGGCCTTAGAACTGCAATTGCTACAACTGGAATTACATTATTAGCAAGACAAGCTGTTAATACATCAGCAAACTTTGAAAAATTAAACGTAAGACTTGGACTTTTGACAAAAGAAAGCGGTTCTTTTGCAAAGTCTCAAAAAATAGCCTCAGATGCTCAGAAAGCTTTTGGTCTTAGTGCGACTGAAGCTTTGGAAGGTGTAACAGATATAACGGCTAGACTGGCTCCATTAAAAGTTGGTGTTGAAGATATTAGAACTGTATTTTTTGGATTTAATACTGCCGCTAAACTGGCTGGAGCATCAACTATAGAGGCATCAAACGCATTTAGACAATTAGCTCAGGCTCTTGGCTCAGGAAGGCTGGCTGGTGATGAATTTAGAAGTGTATCTGAACAAGTACCAACAATACTTGCTCCGATTGCTGATGAACTTGGAGTAAATATTGGAGAGCTTAAAAAATTTGCTGCTGAAGGTAAATTAACAAGTGATGTTGTTTTAAGAGCTTTAGGAAGAGTTGGTAAAGATGGATCTGAATTTCTACAACAATTGTTAAAAAATGATCCTACACAAGTTTTTAAAGATTTTAATAACGCAACAGAAGATTTATCTAGAGCATTTGGTGACTCTTTAAGACCAGCAGTAGAAGCAGCCACAAAAGCATTAACTGAATTTGTAAAAGTTACAACTGATTTTATAAATTCCCCAGCTGGTCAAGCTGCATTTATTTTAGCTGGAACAGCATTTGCAGCTAAAGCCGTTGCAGTAGCATTGCCTTTAGTAAGTGCTGGATTGATAAAAGTAGCTGCCGCTGGTGGTATAGCCACTATTGCTCTTAATGCAATACCTTTTGTTGCTGTTGCAACTGGTATCGGAGCTATTGTGACACAACTAATAAAACAAAGAAATGAACAAAATAAGGTAACAGAAGCAATACAAAAAGGTGAATTAGCTCAGTTAAGAGCTTTAGAGGCTGATCTTGGCATAAAAATGGCAAAAGAAATAGGAATAATAAATGATTCAAATGATAAAAGAACTATTGCTGCGGCTGAAAGAAGGCTTGCTTTATTAAGAGAACAAATGATACCTATTAGAGAACGATTAGACGAAAAAATAAAAGAAAATGCAGAGTTAGAAAAAACAAACAAACTAAAAGAAGAATCTATTAAAAAAGATAAAGAACTTAAAAAGGCACTGGAAAGACAGAAGGAGATTTTTGAACAGATTGGAGAAAGTATTGCCACAGGTATTTCTGATGCTTTAACTGATGCCGCTATGGGAGCAAAAACACTAGGCGAAGCTGCTGTAAGTGTTTTACAAAGTATTGGAAGACAACTCATTCAACTTGGTATAAACACTTTATTATTTAACTTATTTGGTGGTGCTTCGGGTATATTTAAAAATCTTCCAACTTTTGCTGCTGGTGGTAAACCACCTGTGGGCAGACCATCAATCGTAGGTGAAAAAGGGCCAGAATTGTTTGTTCCTACCACTGCTGGCACAATAATTCCAAACAATCAGCTGGGTGGTGGAGTTGTTAATAATATAAATGTTTCAGTAGATGCTTCGGGTTCATCAGTTGAAGGTGACACAAATCAATCATCACAACTTGGTCGTGCAATATCAGAGGCTATACAATTAGAATTAGTAAAACAACAAAGGGCTGGAGGGCTTTTATATAGATAATGGCTGCTTTTCCTACAGATTCAAATGGCAATCAATTTCTACCTCAATATGCTTTCCGAAAAAATAATGCACCTAAAACTCGTGTTGTAGCTTTCGGAGATGGATTTGAACAGCGTCTTACTTTTGGCATTAATCAAAATCCAAAAATTTTTGATTTAACTTTTAATGTTTCTGAAACAGATTCAGATACTATAGAAACATTTTTAGATGCTAGAGGAGTTGATGGTGCAAGCTTTACATATACAGTTCCAACTGAGTCATCAATGTCGTTTGTTTGTTTAAACTGGACAAAAACAATTCCATCTAACAACAGATCAGTAATAAGAGCAACATTTAGACAAGTATTTGAACCATAATGCCAGTACCAACCTCAGAATTACAAAAATCAAATCCAAGTGCCGTTATTGAGCTATTTGTTTTGCAGCTTGATTCAGACTTGCATGGAACCAACACAGGGATACCGACAGCTAACAACGAAACTAATATCTATAGATTTCATAATGGCACAGATGCAGTTACTACAGGTGTTAATGCTTTTAATGAAATTCATTGGAACGGTAAAGTTTATGCAAGATTACCAATACAAGCCTCTGGATTTGAAAAAGGTGGCACACAAAATGCAAGACCGACTTTAACAGTAAGCAATTTGTTTGGTACTTTTTCAACAATTCTTGCAAATGTTAATACAACTACTAATGGAAATGATTTAACAGGTGCTACTTTGACAAGAATACGAACTTTGCTTAGATATCTACCAAATGATAATTTTACTGGTAATAATCCGTATGGAACACCTGATAATACACAAGAATTTCCTCAAGATATTTTTACTGTAAACAGAAAAGCTTTAGAAAGTAGAGATATTTGTCAATTTGAACTTGCAAATAGTATTGACCAGCAAGGTATAAAATTACCAAAAAGAAGATTTTTACCTGATGAGTTTAAAGGTATTGGAGACTTTTTTAGTTGATGGATTGGCAAATTAAAGCATTAGCACACGCAAAAGAAAATTATCCTAATGAATCTTGTGGTCTTTTAATAAACTTTAAGGGAAAACAACTTTATCAAAAATGCAAAAATATTAGTCATTTTGCTGACGATCAATTTATTTTAGACCCTATTGATTGGGCCGCTGCGGAGGATAAATACGGTTTTGACAATATACAAGGCATAGTACATTCACACCCTCATACAGAGCCAATACCTAGCCCACAAGATCATGTTATGGCTGCAAGGATAGGCAAAAAGTGGTGGATAGTAAATCCTACAACAGAAAAATGGAATAGTTTTACACCAAAAGAATATAAAGAAAGTTTAATTGGCAGACCGTGGATTTGGAATGTGACGGACTGCTGGTCGTTAGTGAGGGAGTATTTTCAAGCTGAATTAAATATTGTTTTGAAAGATTATAAAAGGCCAAATGATCCTGATGAATTTATCTCAAACCCTTTATTTGAAAAATATTTTAAAGATTGCGGTTTTGTTGAAATTAATAATATCAATGATTTAAAAAAACATGATGCAATTTTGATGAATGTTTGTGGAACTGGTCTTAATCATGTTGGAGTTTATGTTGGAGATAACGAAATTTTACATCATATGCAAGGGAGGCTATCATGTAAACAAGATTACACTGGCTGGTTTCGCAAATGTACAGGGAGGATAGTTAGGTATGCAAACCTGTATTCGTGAAGTAAAACTTTATGGTGATTTGGCAAAGTTTGTCGGTACAAAGTCTCTTAGTGGTGATATAAAAACAGCAGCCGATTCAATAAAATTTTTAGTTGGGAATTTTCCAGAATTACAAAGCCATA